GGATAGGTATCGCTATTCCACGATAAACGATTAGCGAGCATCAGGATATTAATATTCGTTTTCCCCATTTCCAATTGGTTCTATCTAAAGTCAGTTGCACTTGGTCGAATGAAAACATAATTGAAAATCAACTGAGAAATTTGACGATAATCAAAATACTGACCTGCAAAGAAGCGCTGCATACGTCGATAAAATGATTGTGGTAAGCACTTGATGGGCAAGGCTTTAGATGCAGAAGAAAGATTACATGTTTGCTTTAAAATAATCACAAGCATGATGAGCGCAAAGCACTTTAAATGTGACTTGTTCCATTTTAGATATTTGTTTAAGATAAGATATAACTCATTGAGATGTGTCATAGTATTCGTCGTTAGAAAACAATTATTATGACATTATTTCAATGAGTTATCTATTTTTATCGTGTACAGAGCTAAAAATGTTTTAACTAACGGTACAGCCATAAAGTTAGGCTGTGTGCGGGTATAACCGTCAAGTGTTCCATTATGTTCTGTAACATACTGAGTCATACCCGCTCCAAAGGCCTGTCCTAATGGTCCAGAACAAATTGTTTCCGCTTGTTGGGCAATACTTGAAATTTGTGGAGTAAATACTTGTGGATAATCAAAAGTGGGTTGTGTGTTGCGAATACCAGCTGTGACTAAAGCTGTATAAGTGTCAAGTTGAGCATACATTGAGATCTTTTTATCTAGAGTTGCATTCGCAACAGACTGCTCGCCTGCTATTAAAATAAAACCTAAATTAGAAGCAGGCGCTACGGCTACTGTACCTTTATATTCTAGTTGTGCACGGCTCGCATACTGTGCAGCTCCTAATGCAGCATGCCCACCTTGAGAATGACCCACAGTGACCCATTTTTTCGAAGTTAATAAATTACGTTGCGATAAATAATTGCGTGTTGCAACCACTGCATCGGTAATTGAAAAAGCCTCACTTTTAACATTTAAGAAAGGATGTATACCTGGGGTACCCAAACCTTCATAATCAGGTGCCACAACAACATAACCTGCTGCTAGTAATTTACTAATTAAATCTTTTGTACTGTCTGCTAAAGCTGCTTTACTTGGTGCACATACATCTGCCACACCCGTAGTGCCATGCGCCCAGACTACAATGGGCCAACCGCCGACTGGTGGTGGAGTGTTTGGTGTAAACACTAGACTTGTTGCCTGCACTTCTTGTCCACTTTGACCTAACATTTTATAAGTTAAAATACTACTTTCTGCGGCAACTGATCCTAAGTTAGTACTTGTATAGGCTTCAACTTTAACAACTGGATTTTGAATATTATTGGTTGGAGTTCCAGATGGATTAGTAGTAGCTGGGCCATCATCACTACTTCCACCTCCACAAGCGACTAAAAATAAACTCGTACTAAGAACGCTCGTCATTAATAGTTTCATTTTCATTGGTATATCTTCCCTTAAATTCCATTTTTGTTGTGCTTTAGTTTTTTAATCAACATTCTCTAATGTCTTAAAAACAATTACGCCTAATCTTAATTTTCCGCAAGTTCTATTCGACAAAATCAATCCCTGAAAAATTCTATTTTTAATATAAATTGTCGTTCTCACCACTTTCCGCCTCACTTCAGGTTTTAAAGTGCGAGGCCAACTGTTAACATTCTTGGTTACTCGTAATTGTTTAAAGGGCCGGATATGCAAGCCATTATTTTAGATACAGAAACACATACACTAAATGGTTTGCCTATTGAAATTGCATATGCCCCAATTGAAATTAATGCAGGCAAGCTCACCTTAGATAAAAGCAAATTGTTTGATCAACTTTATCAAGTTGGGACCCCTATCTCTTACGCGGCTATGGCAGTACACCATATATTAGAATCGGATTTAGAAAATCAGCCCCACTATAAAACTTTTAAATTGCCAGACACTACAACTTATATTATTGGCCACAATATTGATTATGATATTGCCGCGATTGCGCGTTGCGGTGTAGATGTTTCTCATATCAAACCAATTTGTACGCTAGCTTTAGCACGTAAAACCTGGCCTGATGCAGAAGCGCATAATATCTCAGCACTGATCTATATGATTTCTCAAGGCAGCAGTAAAGCTCGTGAATTACTCAAAGGTGCTCACCGTGCCGATGCGGATATTATTTTAACTGCCAATATCTTGATGCATATTGTCTATCATTTAAATATTCAAGACATTGAAGAGTTGTACCGTGTTTCTGAAGAAGCACGTATTCCCACAACAATTAACTTTGGCAAGCATAAAGGTACAGCTATTGCTGAACTTCCTAAAGATTATATTCAATGGCTATTGCGTCAAGATGAGCTGGACGTTTACCTACGTAAAGCATTAGAAAGTGCGTTTTAAAGACCTAAATAGATGATATTCATAAATTCTTCATCATATTGTCATTTTTGAGTTTTATCGTTAGCCCCATTTATATTTTATTAAGAACAGTACTGTTTGATAGAAAAAATCAAACAGGCTGCTTCATTTTTATATTGGGGAACAATGATGGCTGGTTTTTATCGAACCAATTTGGGAAGAGTCGCGCTTCAACAACGTAATATTGCTTTAAATGCCAAACAAAGACGTTTACTTCTATTAATTGATCATGAAGATTTTCAAAGTCTCAATACCGAGTTTAAAAAACGCATTGCTCCACCAAAACTCATTCAACAACTTATTGACTTAAAGCTTATTGCCCCTATTAGCGAAAACGATTCAGAATTTACTGAACAAATATCTCTCTCAGAATCACCTACCACGGGTTTAGGAGTAAAAGTGCAACAAAAAAGCACTATAGATGAAAATGAAAGTGCCGATCTGACTAGAGAAATTAAAGTTTCTCTAAAACCATCATGCCATTCTTCAAATATTGAAAATACTCAGCCACCAATTCCTGTTCAACAACTTACTTTTGAAGAAATACAACAATTAATGAAGCAAAGCTTGAGTCAATACTGTGGACTTATGGCCAAACCACTTATTCAGAAAATAGAACAAATTAAAAATCTTCAAGAACTGAAAATGTGCCAAATGCAATGGATTACCAGTTTGCAGGAGTCAAGGATTCCCCCTCATGAGCTGGCACATACGCTTCACTCTATTAATTATTCAATTCAGCTCATTCAGCAAAAGAACTAAAACATAACAAGCTGCTGTTTAATTAAGCATTAAATTCACTTGGTACGTATTTCGTGCTTTACCTGCAAGTGTTTTTTTCCTATGATGTGCCCCACACATGCGCTCGTAGCTCAGTTGGATAGAGTACAGGTTTCCGAAGCCTGGGGTCGTGGGTTCGATCCCCGCCGAGCGCACCAATCTATTTTACAAAATCAATAACTTAACTATATTTTGGCGTATATTTGGCGTAATGCGCTATTTATCCACAGGTTTAGAGGTAATTTTGCTTCATATCAAAGGTCCATCTTTTACCGTTGTAAGTGACAGTACCATCTAAATTAATCGGCAACTCTTTTAATGAGTAGTCATAGATTTTAAGAACATTCCCGTTCTTATCTAAATCAGCGGGTAGATTGCAAGTATTCTCCATCCTGCCCGCTTCCGAAACCATGATCATGACTTGCATTTTATTACCATAAATAACTTGACATTTTTAAAAACAACACAAATCTAATGAAAAATATTGTTATAAAACCCATTGCCCTGTGTTCCACACTAGTTATAATAGAAATCCATACAGTTATCCACAAGGAAACTATAGGAGTACCTATGAAAAAAACTACAAATATTATATTACCAACCTATCCAGCAATGAATGAAGGTTGGGATTTCTAGAATCCTTAACCACAAAAACCACTCTAATATAGAGTGGTTTTTTGTTTTTATATATACTTGGTTTTATTTTAATTTCTTAAGTAAAACATGGCACAAGTACAAGACCCAACATTCTGGGGCGGCAACATTGCATTTTGGATTCAAACTTTAGTATTTTTTATTAGTGCGCTTATTGCTATATATACTCTTAGGAGAAATGAAGCTCAAGCAAAGAAACGTGCAACTGTAGACTTAGTTCTGTCAGAAACTCAGGATATGTACTTCCGCGATATTAAAGAAAAGTTTGGGAAATATAAGAAACAAGGGATGAACTTTACCAAACTTGCTTGTGAGGAACTTGCAGATAATCCAGAAGAGAATGACGTCATTATGACAATTCTGAATCACTATGAATTCATTGCGTCTGGAATCTTTGAGAAGGCATTGGATGAAGAAATTTATAAAAGAATGAAGAAAGGGATCCTTGTTAGAGATTGGAAAACATTAGAGCCCTATGTAATGGAGTTAAGACGTAAAGAGAATAGAAAAGCTATCTATGCAGAGACTCAGCGATTGGCAGAAAAATGGGAAAAGGATAAAGGTCCTTCATCAAAATTTTGGCGAAGATAAGTAGGTATCTTAAAACTTATATCTTTTACTTAAAGCCCTACTCAAAGGGCTTTTACACAAATACCAACATTTACAGACGTGTTAATTGTGTGAGCTGTGCAACCTGAGAAGAGGAGGCACAGCAATGTGATGATTGTTGCAACTTTAGTACGCTTACACATATAAGTTACTTCTTTAAAAAGAGTGCTCGCTCTGCTTCTCGGCGACGAACTAGACCTTTCATGACTTTACCGCCTGCCTTATTCCAGACAAGGAATTGATCAGCAGCGCCTTGATAGTCACCTTTATTCAGTTTTTTTAATAAGGTTGAATTATTAAAAGCACCTGAGCCAATGTTGTAAGTCAGCGATACCAAAGCATCAAATTGATTTTGAGTTAAAGGCGCTGTCACAGATTCATTAACTGTCTTTTCGAATTTAGCCAAGTCATGTTTAAAGTAAGTCTTAGCTTGTTCTGCTGTGCAAGTATCGCCCTTCTTGACCTTCACGCCATTTGGATAAACTGTGGTGCCAGTACCAATGGTCCAAACCCCTACACCATCATCGTAAGCATTGAATCGCGTGCCTTCAAAACTAGTTATTAAATCTATACCATCATCACTTGTAGTTTTTCCACCTGGTGCAAGTTTTTCGACCACTTTATTTAGATCGTCTACTTGCGCCTGTGTAAGCTTGCCGCCTGCAATTACTCGGGCAGCATCGAAGAATGGTTTAGTTGTCATTGGATTCACCTTTCTTTTTCTCTAACTCAGAGCTACCAAAATAAAACCCACATGCTGTTGTCATAGCCCCAGCAATAAAACCCAATGCCGTATTAATCAGATTGCTGTTTTCTCGCGGCATATCCACAAAAAATAAAGCAATCACTAAAACAAACATCAGTCCCACTAATGCGAAAGCTAGATAAGCTCTTGTATTTTCACTATTCATCGTCCTGCTTCCTCTAACCGTGATACTTTTTCTTTAATTAAAGATTGATCTTGGCTTAATTGAATAATTGAAGATCCAACCCAAGCGCACAGCGAAAATACGATTCCTGCAAATATTCCTAGCAATACACGCAGCACAGAAATTCCACCATCTTGCGCTGCTGTGCGGTTTTCTAAATTGGCGACTTTGATATCCAATGTATCGATATCCTTTTTGTTCTGTTCGCTAGTCTCTTTGTGTGCTTCATTAATAAAAGTCAGTCGAGTAACATGATCTGACAACATGCGAATATCACTCTGAATGGAGTCGATTTTCTTTTCAAATCTCAACCCATATGATTCATTTTCAGTCATGCCTTCCCCCTTTCGTTTAGGCAATAAAAAAGCACCCGAATTGGGTGCTCAAAGTTATTTTAAGGTTTAAAGGGTTTGTAAGATTTTCCCTCCATTGATCAATTGAGTTGTAAGTGGTGCCACCCCAACAATTGCAGGTCCCCCTGGCCCCGGCTGACCTTCAGTTGTGCCATGGTATTGCCAATTCCATGTTCCATCATTGGTAGATTTGGTGCCGCGCTGGCCCCAATTTCCGCCATCACCTGATAATGGAGACCCATAACGGTCATTTTGGGTTCGGTAACCTTTACCGGGCACTGCAGCTTCAGCATCGGTTACTTTGACAACCATAAAGTCACCATTTAAGTACCAACGCCAATCTTGTGAGTCGCTAGTAATA